CCCCGAAATCTTTGCTGAACGCATGGCAAAGCTTCTTGATTATACAAAGCAGTTCTGCCGTGAACATGACATTGGTACACTCCACGTCTTTTCGATGGGTGACTTTACTGATGGCGTTCTTCGCGTCGGACAGCTTATGAAGCTTCGGTGGGGTGTTGTTGACAGCACGGTTAAGTATATGGAATTTATCAGCGAATGGCTGAACGAACTTACTTCTGTTGTTAATGTTCGGTTCCATATGGTTGCTGGCAATCATTCTGAACTCCGCATGTTTAATCAGCCCCGTGGTGCCTTTAAGGATGAAAACATGAATAAGGTCGTGCTTTCTTATATTAAGGCGCGTATGAAATACAACCCTAATTTTGAGCTTATTGAGAATCCGTCTGGTAACATTTTTGATAGTATCGCTGGTTACAATGTCCTTGGTGTTCATGGCGAAATGAAGGACATGGAAAAGGCGATTAAGGATTTGACGAATACCTACGGTGTCGAAATCCACTACCTTCTTGGCGGTCACTTACATCATAGCGCCAGTGAAACTACTGGGGTGAAGAAGGGCGTTATTCGCGTTCCTTCTATTGTCGGTATTGACGACTTCGCAATGTCGCTTAATAAGTGTTCTAATCCCGCCGCCGTGATTGTTGAATTTACGCCTAATCATGGCAAGACGGCTGAATATTTTATTGATTTGACTTAATTTTAGACGAAAGCCACCTTCGGGTGGCTTTTACTATTTTAGGAAGGTGGTCGTGTGAGAAAGACCAAAACTATGGACAGGTCAGCCCCGCTGACCATCGCTGAAGCAAAAACAAAAGATAGGGATATTAGGAAGGCTAAGTGTAGATATTGTACTAACGAAAAGGACATTAAACGATTTTATAAAAGCTATGACTTTTTGGATACATCGGGACGCCTTTCTGTTTGTATTGACTGCTGCACCTACCTATTTAATTACTTCTATCAGATGCATGGTCGCATTGATATTGCGATTTACGAAGTTTGTCGTTGTTTGAATTATCGTTACGATAGCAAGGCGTACAGTATGCTGATGAAAGCGCTCGAAAAGAATGGTATGCAGGCGACCGTGAATGCAATCAACGGTGTTGAAGAAGAAGAATCTGAAACCGACATTGATAAGATTGCGGTTAATACGAAGACTTCATTATTCGGCAAGTATCTTACAATTCTTCAAGGTATCTATCGCACCAATGAAGAAGCGGATTTAACGTTCGACGTTTATAAGAACGACCGCCCCGAAGGCTACGAAGACAAGACGACCGACAAGCCCGTCACAGAAGTTATTGAACAGGCTTACAACAAGAAGATGTCCGCGCTTGAAAAGAAGTGGGGCACCGGCTTTGAAGATGACGACTATGTATTTCTTGAAAATGAATACAACGAATGGGCGAAGACAAAAGACACCGATGAAAAGGGTGTTGATATGCTTATCAAGGAAGTTTGCCTTCAGCAGTTAAAGATGCGCAAAACGCGTGAAGAAGGCGGCGAACTTAAAAAGTCCGACTACGAAACGCTTACCATGCTTATGGACAAATGTTCGATTACGCCTGATAAGCTTAAGGAAAGCACAAGCAGCAAGTCAACTGCCGCATTTGGGGTCTGGCTCAAGGATGTCGAAACAATGTCTCCTGCTGAATGGCTTGAAAATAAAAAGCTGTTCAAGGATGTTGAAGGCATTGATGAATATGTTAAGCGCACATACGACCGCGCTGTTCGCAACTATATTGGTATGTCGCGTGATTTCCGCGTCGTAATGGACAAGATGGATAAGGAAGCTGAAGACTTCAAGCCTGAAGATATCAGTGGTGTCTATCTTGATGTTGATGGTGATGACGATGGCGAGAAACACGACTAACTATAATCCGTTTGGTAGCAACGAAAAGTCTGCGGATATCCGTAAAAGACCACGCGGTGTTATCAAAAAGACTGAAATTAGTGAAAGCCGACTAAAGCGGATTAAAGACTGGGCTACCTTGTATCGCCGAAACATTCAGCTATACGCAGAACACTATTTTCAAGTAAAGACGCTGCACGACTATCAGAAAATGATGCTGTACGAAATTGGTGCGAAAGACGAAATTACAATTTCGGCGTCTCGTGCAACAGCAAAGTCGTGGATTGTTGGTCTTGGTGCCATTTGCATTGCATCCCTTTACCCTAAAAGCGAAATCATTGTTGTTTCATCGACTAAGGGACAGGCCGGAGTTATTCTTGGCAAGATTCAGGGATTTTACGATGACTACCCGAACATTCAGCGCGAAATTTCAAAGATAACGATAAATGAAAATAACCGTATTGTCGAATTTGTTAATGGTTCTAAAATTACAGTTGTCGCGCTTTCGGACAACGCAAGAGGCCAGCGAGCAACTTGTGTTATTCGTGAAGAATGCAATAGTATGAAACGTAAAGACCTTCTTGATGCGGTTATTGCGCCTATGCGTTATGTTAGACCGGCACCGTTCCGACGATTACCGCAATACAGCCATCTAACAGAAGAATCGAAAATGATTTCGATTAGTTCTGCTGGATTGAAAATAAATTGGTGGTTTCCTTATACGATTCAACAGATTGTAATTAGTATCTACGGCGATAAGACCGGCATTCAGTCCAAGGATAGCACTGTGTTCATGGCATTTGACTATTTGGCAAGTTTGGAACATGGTATTAAGTCGCCGCGTGAAATTGCATCGGAACGGAAAAGTTCTGACCTAATATCCTTCCAATGCGAATATCAAAATATACCCTATGGCATTGATGAAAACGCATTCTTTTCTTATGACGATTTTGATAAAGCTCGTGTTTTGAAGCAGGCGTTTTATCCAAAGCGTCCTGAAGAAGTCGCTTCTGGAAAGCAGAGGTATCGTATGCCAAAACTTCCCGGCGAAATACGATTGGTAGGCGTTGACTTGGCTTCTTCTGCCGCGCGCGGTTCGGATAACACCGCAATTAATGTTGCAAGGCTTATCCCAAAGCGCGGAAAAGGATATGAACGACAGATTGTATATTCTGAAATTTCCAATGGTGTCGGTGCGCCTGCACAGGCGCTTCGTATTCGTCAAATTATGACGGACTTTGAAGCGGATACGCTTGTAATGGACTTCCGAAATCTTGGTAATGCTATTTTTAACATTATGACCGATGTCATCCACGATGATATCCGTGGAATTGATTATCCGCCAATCACGGTTGCTTATCACGAAACAATCGCGCACAAGTATGAAGAATACATGCAGCAGACAATCAATCCTAACGCGATTCCGTGCATTTATCCTATCTATGGTACTGCTGAATTGAATAGTAAAATGGCGGTTATCTTTAAGGATAAGCTAAAGACTGGCATGATTAAGCTTCTTGAACAGCCAGACGAAGTTGAGAAGGACTTCGCGAAGGACATTGGTTTCAAATTTTACACAGACGAAGTCGGCGACTGGGGTGGAAGACCTTGGTTACTTGCTCCGTTTGAACAGACCACACAACTTATCAATGAAGCGCTTTCGCTTACCGTGTATGTTGTTGGAGGTAACTTCCGACTTGTCGAACCGAAGCGTTTGACGAAAGACCGAATTGTTTCTTTGATTTACTTAAACTATTACGCGTCCCTTCTTGACACAGAACTTTTGAAGGGATTGAATGACGACGATATGTATTCCGCCATTTCAAGCATGAACAGAAGCCTTTCTTCTAATATGCGTGTCGGGAACAAATTCGGACGAATCTTTAGATGAAAGGGGTGAATCTGCTTGGCAGATGAGAAGCGTTCGCGTGGTCGCCCGCGCAAAAACGCAACGCCAGAACAGCTTGAATCAATTCAGCAGTTCTGTGACTTCATGCGAAGTGACCGTGGGTCAATGTATTTCGCGAACAAAATCAGCACTAATATTAAAGACCTTGAAGCAGTTGCATATTCCCTTTCTGAAAAAGGCATCTACAATCCTATTTTCAGCGAAAGCTTAATGCAAAATCTTGCGTTCACATCTGGTTCCGCAACAAGTGACAATCTTCAAGACTGGCTTCAGCATCCAGAACAGAACGCAGAAAATCTTAGACTTCTTTCGCACTATCTTGAAAATGCAAATTTGCAGTATGGCAGGGCGGCAAGCTTATTGTCTGATATCAAGTCATATCACTATGATTTGCGTTGTGCGACGCCAAACCTTGCTGAAAAGGCGAAGTCGTCTGAACTTAGGGCAAGCTACAACAAGGTTCTTAGTTTCCTTCGGAAGCTAAACATTCCATATCAGATTCGTAGGATTGATAATAAGGCGTGCAAGGACGGTGTGGCATTCGTGTGGTTCAATAGAACGCGTGATACGTTTGACATGATTGACCTTCCGACCGAATTTTGCTATATCACTGCGCCTTGGACGTTTGGCTACCTGTTTTCCGTTGACCTGACTTATTTTGATAGGTTTGCTTTCCAGCAGACACAGGTTCCTGAACTGTGGGCGGCATATGAAGCATTCTGTAGAAAACGTGAAGAATTGGTGTCAAGTCACAAGTACTCGCGTGCTGCGATTGCACCCTATCAGTATATGCCTGTATCGCCGTATGATGGCTGGTGTTTCCTGTTTGATGTAAATCGTCCGATTAAGGTTCCGCCTATGGTCGGCGCGGCTGGTGTTGCACTCGACGCAATCGGTTATCGCGACTTGATTAAACAGAAGGCTGTTGTAGACCTTTGGCGTGTTCTTGCGTTTAAGATTCCTACGGATAGTACGACTGGCAAGATGCAGATTACATACAAAGAAGCATCTTCTATTATTGATAGCATAAGAAGTGTTCTTCCTGAAAACTTTGTTGCATTCGCAAGTCCGTTTGACACCGAAGCACCTATTAACGCAGACCAGACAAGCGTTATGGAAGGTCTTGAAAATATTTCCAACAAGTCGTTCTATGACTATTCCGGTATTCCAAATGCACTATTCAATTCTGACCAGAAGTCTGCTGCTGCGCTGAAGCTTGCGACTGGCGCTCTATTTGCTTACGCCAGTAATGGTATGTATGCAAGTGCGCAGAATCTTGTTAACTGGCTTATTCGCATTGAATGTGGAACGCAGTTCGACTGGATTGTTAAGTTCCACGGTAATAAACTGTACGAAGACGAAGAACAAGACCGTGTTTTGAAAATGCTTTCTGGTGCCAACGCGCCTATTTCTTATGTCATGTCGCACTACGGTTTTGAACCGTTTGAAATTGAAAACGAATACGTTATTGAAAACTTCCTTACGAACATCAAGGATAAGATGAAGCCGCTTCAGCTTGGAAGTACGATGAGTTCCAATGAAGGCGGTAGACCGAAAGAAGAAATTGATAGTAAGCGGTCTGAATCCCGCGATGAATCTATTGATGCCGGCGAATAAAGGTGGTGATGTATAATGCTTATTTCTAATGAAATCAAAATGGAACTTGACCGGCTTGGTCAGAAGTTCTTTTGGATGAACAAGAAGCTTGATAGAATGAAGTCTGTTCTGAACGTTAAGTTTGCAATGCCGAAGCTTGCAGAATTGGTGCATCATCAGCTTGCACATTCGTATCCGCTTCTTGCCGACCAAGTGAATGACATTGAAGAAAACTTCAATTATGATGTCAATTATCTTGGTGTTGAAGGCGCCAATGAAGACTATGAAGATGTCGATGCGCTAATTAACCAGCTTTATGAATGGACTCTTGAAACAAACGACTTCTTGCAGAAAGTCAAGATTGATGCGAGGGATGCTGGTAATCATAACGTCTACGACCTGCTAACACCGCTTTCCCGTGAATACTCTAAGTATGTAGCTAACGCCATTCTTCTTGTCGATAAGAAGAAGCAGTATGGCAACCGCCTTTACGACATGGACGCGCAGGTGCAGGATTGGTGGGTGCTATGAGAATTGAAAACATTGGCGAACTTTCGGAAAAGTTCAAATTTTATCGGTGTGGAAGCCCGAATCAGAAGGAATTCTTGACTGAAAACGGAATTGAATATGTGTATTCGTATCGTTCGTCTAAGACAGACCGTGTGGTTTGGGTTTTCATTCTTACTGATAGGCTTCAGAAGTTACTTGATGTTTGGACTATGAATAAACCGACTGGGGGTGTTCAAAATGGATAACTTCACCCATGAAGTTGACTATATGAAGTTATTGTACGAAGACCCTTATGTGTCTGTTTTTGAACTTGACGCGCTTCATACTGGTTGGAATCCTAATGAATGTATCATTGATGAAGAATGTGTTTGGAAATCGCTTCCAAGCTTTGCCAACAAACCGCTTTATGGAGTAATTGATAATAAGTGGAATCCGCTTGACGGTGAACACAATGACTTCATGGAACATTTCCGTGAAGAATATCCTGAACGCATTACGCGCGACCGTATTCTTCCGTTTGGATGTGTTCCTGAAAGCGGTCTGAAAGATGCAAAGCTTGTCGAACGTGATGGCAAACAGTATCTTCGAATTAATGTTGTTGTGTGGAAGAATCTCCTTCCGCACGTTGCAGAAATTCTAAAACGTCGTGATGGCGATGTTAGGGTTTCTGTTGAATTTGCTATTAAGGATGCGGAACAGCTTGAAGATGGTACGCTTGAACTGAAGGAATTTAGCATTACTGCCATTACTGCACTTGGTGAAAAGTTTAGGGAAATCATGGAAGGCGCAAGATTAAAGTCCCTTAGATTTTCTTATGACGATTACGCCAAGGAATCTAACGATAAGTATTTCTGTTTTGCTTCGCAGAAGTCTTATAAAATTCCGCAAAATGTCCTTGATATTATGAAGCACGGCATTGAAATGCGGCAGGAAACCAATCGCGGTGGGAATAAGGTCGTGTACAACAGCCTTAGAAGCAACTGCGATATTGGTGTTATTTATGAAGGTTCTATCAATGAAATGAAAGAATACTTCGCCGCAAATCCCGACCCCATCAAAGAAAGCGTTCCGCCTACCGGTAAATACATCTTATATAATATGTACGGTGGCGAAGCTGGTCGTGAATGGGTTAATTCTATTGTTTGCAACGGTTCTGCCGTAGCAATAAAAAATTCTGAAGAAGGAGGAAATCGCGAAGTGAATGTTATTATTGACAACAGCAAGGAAGCCGCTGTCGAAGGTACTTCTTGGGATAACCCCGGAAAGGCGCTGTATGGCAAACTTCTTGAAGCAAGCAACACGGAGAGTCTTGTTAAGGAAGCGTACCTTGTTGTTGAAAATGGATACAAGGATGCCCCAAGCGAAAAACTGAAGTATCCCCACCATCAGGTGAAGGACGGTAAGCTTGTTCTTAATGT